TGCATAGATTCAATAAAAAGGTCGAATACTATGGAGGCTTTATGCCTCCGATTCCTAAAGCGGGGTTTCGGCCCCGCTTTTTTTAGGACTGATTTTTATGGCAACTAGTCAAAATATTATTGATGCTGCAACTAGTCTGATTCGGGTGCGTACATCGGGTGTGACGTTTAGCACTGACGACAGCAGTAAAAATGGCGACGTATTCACTTCGTTAAAAAATTTAATCAACGAATATGGTGAAGATGGCTTGCTGGCAATCCCTGCGCCCAGTTCTCTGAGTGCCACGCTTGAGATACCGAACGGCGCTGTACGCGCATTAGAGTTCAATCTAGCGGTGGACATTTCGCCTCAATTTGGCATCGATCCATCGCCTGTTGTGGCAACGGTAGCCCAAGACACAAAAGAACGCTTAGAAGCTGACATCACGCTCGACATGAGCGTTGACATGAGTGACCTTCGCTTCACCTATGGCAAATACAACATTATGGATGACAGTCTGTGAGAGCCGCTATTCCGCTTGAATCCAGTTACGCCAGCACCAGGTTAGATGCTAACCGACAGCAAACGCTTAACCTTTTTCCGCATACGCTGCGAGGCTATCGCCAAATACCTGGCTACGTTGAGTTTGCTAACTTCCAAGCAACGGGCGAAGCTATTACTGACAGCAACGAGTCAGCTTTAACCGACAGCAATTCTGAAGCGATTAACGCCAGTATTACACCTGGGGGTGCTGATAGGGGGCTGATTGCTAATGGCCCGAATGGGCTGCTGTATCAAGTCACAGGCGATGCCCTGTATTCAATTGATTCAGGTGGCGCAGCTATCTTCCTTGGCGAAATCGCCAACTCACCGAATGCCGTTGTCATGGCAACAGATCAAAACCAACTGATCATCACGACAGGCGGCACACCAGACGCTTATGTCTACACTGTTGCAGCGGGTTTGGTCGAAATTAGTGACAGCGACCTGCTTCTGACAAGCTCAGTGGCGTTTTTAGATTCTCGCTTCATTTATCAGCAGCCTGATGGTTTTTTCGTTGTATCTGCCTTGAACGACGGGACAAGCATTGAATCGCTAGATTTTGCTCAAGCAGAGGCGTTACCAGATGACCTGTTACGGGTTTTCAGTCTAAAACAACGTCTGTACCTATTCGGTGAAACAACCACTGAAATATGGTTTACCAGCGGTACAGGGCGACCACCGTTATCACGTCAAAGCGTTATGCAGCATGGCATTTGCGGAACTCATGCAGTCGCAGCAATTGACGGCATCATTTACTTCATCGATTCCAATCGTCGCCCTGGCATGATGCAGGGGGAGAACTTTCAGCCGCTATTCGTGCCTGCCATTGGTGAGCAGTGGGCAAGCTATGACAGCGGTGATTTTGATACTGTTCGCGTGACGGCGTACTCGCTTCACCAGGAGGAGTTCGTTGATTTTATTTTTGCTGATCAAGGTCAAATCTGGACGTATCACATCACGTCGCAGACCTGGTTTGAAAAAGACTTCATGACCACCAGCGTTGTTCACGACTTCGATTTCGTACTCGCGGCACACTCTGCCAATAAAAAAATCTACAAGCTGGATTTCTCTAACTTTCAGGCTGATGGTGCAAACATCACTCGCAGAAAAGACCTGCCCTTAATTAGCAGCGAGGTTCTTGATGTGGGCGGTGCTGAAATGGTGATCGATCAAGTCAAGCTGCATTTAGATACTAGCGCGAGTTCTAGTGTAGCGCTCAAAGTCAGTAAAAATTTATCAAGTTTTACGACGATCAACACGATGACTTTGAACGGAAACAAAACAATTGATATCAATGGTATTGGCAAGTGTCGAGAAATCATTGTCCGTGTTGAAACGAGTTCGGATGCACAAGTCGATATCTTAGATGCAGCCATCGATGCACAAATTTTAAGAGGTTAGAATGGGCCAGTTAACGCAAACAACAACACAAGTTCAGACCCTGCTGAATGACGCTGATGCCTCAAATGTTGGAAATACCAGCATCTCTGATGCCTCAGATACAAAATCCACGGCAGTAAAAAAATCTGGATTTTATTCACTAGGGGCCAGCGCATCCAACGCACCTTCGTCTGATCGCTCTGTCATGATCTCTGCCGTCAGGAACACGGCAGCTAGTGGTGAGATTCGCTACGGTCAAATCGTGCTGACAGAAGGCTCTGGGCTGTACTGGGCGGTGGATGACAATGGCACACTCAGCAGTTGGAGTGAGGCGATAGGCACAGCGACCACACAAACATTAACCAACAAAACGCTCACCAGCCCCGTCCTCACGACTCCGCAAATCAACGACAGTGCTGCTGACCATCAATACATCTTCGCCGCAGCTAACCTGGCAGCAGACCGCACTGTCAGTTTGCCGCTTCTAGCAGGCAATGACACGTTTGTGTTTGAAGCCTTCACGCAGACGCTGACCAACAAAACGTTGACCAGTGCCGTACTCAACACTGGGGTTTCTGGTACAGCAGTGCTGGATGAGGACAACATGGCGTCCGACTCTGCAACGCAGTTGGCTACGCAGCAATCAATCAAAGCGTATGTGGATGGGCAGGTTAGTGGAGTAACCGCGAGCAGCACCACGACGTTTACCAACAAAACCATTAACGCCTCGAACAACACTCTGTCCAATATTGCGATGTCATCGACTGCGTTTGTTGCTGGCACAGGCTTAACGCTATCGACCAACACCGTGAATATTGATGCTGCTCAAACGGGCATAACCAGTTTGCTGGCGACCGACATCAAGATTGGTGAAGACGATCAAACTAAGATTGATTTTGAAACAGCAGATCAAATTAACTTTTATGCTGATAATACTAAACGAGTTACGATTGATTCTACAGGTTTAACAATCAATTCAGGCAGTTTAGAGACTGCAACGATTGATTATACGGATGGTGATAACGCACTGACCATTGCAGACGGTGGAGGTATTACAGCCGCAGCAGGTATAACAAGTACAGCAGCCGCTAATGCCTTTGGAGCTAGTTCTGTCACGGGAGCACTACAACTTAAAAATGGTGCTACCTCTGCTGGATTTGTAGAGTTCTTTGAAGACTCAGACAACGGGACAAACAAAGTAACGCTTATTGGCCCAGCGTCTACAGCAGATATAACGCTCACATTGCCTAGTAGCGACGGCGATGCTAACCAATTCTTGCAAACAAATGGTTCTGGCGTAATGTCCTGGGCCACGGCAGGTGGAGCGTACACAGCTTGGGCAATCAAGACAACTAACTACACAGCAAGTGCTAGTGATCAACTAGTGTGCAACCACGCGAGTACGGCTTTCACAATAACTCTGCCAGCAGGTTCTGCCAACGACACTGTGATAATTGCAAATGCAGGAGCAGCGTTGATAACTGTTGGAAGGAACGGAAGTCAGAAAATTAACAGCGTCGCAGCAGATGGCACGGTTAGCCAAGGACGATCAACCCAACTGGTCTATGTCGATGACACGATTGGCTGGTTTGAAATTTAACGGAGAAAAAATATGGCAGTTTTAGGAGGCACACCCGCTGTTCTTGGCGGTACTTATCAAGCAACCGCAAGCGGAGCCATTGCTAATGGTGATCCTGTAAAAATAAATTCTAATGGAACAGTATCCAAAGCGGTGGGCGGAGCAGGGCTTACCATGTATATCATAGGGACGGCTTCCGACTCGGTAAATCAATTTGCACTAAGCAGCACTTTTAAGATTACTGACGCTACTTTTGTACAGGCCAGAAGTGTGAGCGCTCAAGAGACAACCCCGCAGTCTCTTGCTTTTAATACCGATGGCACAAAAATGTTTGTGACGGGTTACACTTCCGATAAAGTTTGGGAATATACTCTCGGTGTAGCATATGACGTGTCATCAGCGGTTGTGGTAGACGGCTTTTCCGTTGCTAGTCAAACTGCCGTACCCGTGGCCCTACGCTTTAATTCTGATGGCTCAAAAATGTTTGTTTTAGGTATAGGTGGCACCCCGTCCGTTTTTGAATACGCATTATCCACTAACTTTGACGTTTCAACCGCTAGTTATACGGATGCTTTAGCGGTAGACGGAACCACAGGGACAAACTGTTATGGCCTAGCCTTCAATAACGATGGCACAAAAATGTTTACTACAAACTCCAGCGGTACAAATAGTCTTTTTGCAGAATACGCCTTATCAACGGGGTTTGATGTGTCCACCGCCAGCCTCACAGACACCACCAATATTGCTAGCTTTTCTACTGGCCCCGCAGGGATAGCGTTTAACGCTGACGGTACAAAAGTGTATATTTTGAATCCAGCGACGTACTTAGTAAATGAATTAACGTTAGGCACAGCGTTTGATGCTTCTACAATCAACACAGCTACTATACAATCATTTAATATAATTGGTAATACTATTATACAAGAATCTGCCCCTCAAGGCATGGCCTTTGGCACTGGCGTTGTCGGGCAATCTTCCTACATTGGAATTGCTAGTGCAGCCGCTTCTGACGGCGCTACGGCAACAATTCAGGTCATTGGTTCTATTGATGACGCTTCTTCTGGTTTAACTCCGGGTCAGTCTGTGTACGTTAGCGTTACTGGTACATTGACAAGCACCACTACAGCAACAGTTGCGGGAGTAGCTTTATCAGCTAGTAAAGTGCTTATCAAAGGGGCTTATTCCGCTTTGTTTTACAAGGACGGTTTTCAGAAGGAGATAGTATGACAATTGTTAGAATCACGAAAGATGGACGTAGCGCAGATATGCTTTGTGGCAGCTATAGACAAGCGGTAGAAATGTATCCAGAGCACACCTGTACTGATGTCACTCCAAAAGAAGAGATAGCGAGAGAATGGCGAGACAGTGAGCTAGTAAGAACTGATGCGTTATCTGTGTTAACAGACCATCCGCAAAAGACTGAAATTGCAGCGTATAGAACAGCACTCAGAGATTGGCCTTCAACAGATGCTTTCCCAGATACCAAGCCAACTTTAGGTGGCTGATTTAAATGGACGTTAATTCATTACTAGATTTATGGCCTGTGTTTGTGGGGTTCATTACACTTGTGGTTGTGTTGGCGAAAATGAATCTGTCAATTGACACGCACAGTGAAAAAATAAAAACTCTATTTGAGCTTTGGAATAAGAAGTTTAAATAGGTAACAGAGTGAGTGCTATGAAAACTGATTTACAAAAACATGAAACCGAATGTGCCCTTCGTTATGAAGGCTTCAAAGAGCAATTTAAAGTTGCCAGTGACAGAGTGACTCGTGTTGAAATGGCGGTTTACGCTCTCTATCCGTTTATTTGTACGCTAATCCTGGGAGCCAGTTTCCTAAAATGACATCACGAATACTGCGCGATCCGTTAGCGATTAAAGTGCCAGTTGAAATAGAGCCGCTTCGCCAAGTAGTTATCGATATTTTCAGTTTAGTGAAGCCGTTTTATTCGCGCCAAACCAGCGCATATACGACCACTGGAAATGCAGCTTTAGAAATCGTCGAAGTTGATAGCAGCGGCAGTGTGACAATTTCACTTCATCAAAGCCCTAAAGATGGGCAGCAAATTATTGTTAAACGAATGGGCAGTGGTGCGGTAAGTGTGGACACAGAAGGCTCGGAAACAATCGACGGGTCTGCAAGCAAATCAATTGGCAGTCAGTACGATTCATTGCGAGTCGTTTTTCTGGATGCCAGCAGCGAATATTTGGTAATTTAAAAATGGCGATAGCATCTCAACAAAACAAAGGCACTTTGGCTAGGTGGTTTAATACGCTGACAAGCGAACAAATGGCAGCCTTTTTGATTGACGGTCAGGCTGTCGAAAACTTTTTAAATTCAGCCTTACGTCGCGAAGATTTGTTTGAAGATGATATCCCAGATATTAAATTTATAACCCCCGATGGTGAAGTGCCTGTTGATGCCGCGCTTGGTCTATATATTCCTCAGTTGTCGGATGATGAACGATACGGGACTACCTGGCGAGGTGAGCGTCCCACTAATTCGCCAATCGACGCAGAAGATATCCGCGATATTTATGTTCAGGAATTCATGCGAAGAATGGCTGGCGTAACGGAGTTCGAAAAGGCCGATCTGAACGAAGACGGCAGTATCAGCCAAGCTGAAGCAGCGGTCGATTGGGGAAAGCTGGCAGAATTAATTGCCTCAGACACTCCAGGTACTCGCTCAGACATCTTGGGACAAGTATTCGGCGACTACATCTCGCCCGAAAACCCGTTAAGCGAAGAGCTAATTAAAACGCTACTGGAAAAAATTCCCAATTATGATGCAGGAGAAAATGTGAGTGTTGACGATCTTACGGATGAGCAGAAAGCTGCTTGGGAGTTGTTAAAAGAAGACGATAGAGGGATGACTACCGTTGGCATTCTTGGAGGAATTTTCGGGCGAGATTTTGACCTTGGAAGTCTTAACAGAGAATTAGTAAATTTGATTCTTGCTTCTTGGGGGAAGGATTACGATGACTTTCAAACTGACATATTCCAAGACAACCCAAGCGGCAACAACCCAAGCGGCAATATCCCTGGCGGCAATATCCCTGGCGGCAATATCCCTGGCGGCAACGACGATGGTAACAACGATGATGGTGATGGCATGGATTTAAGAGCGATATGGGGTTGGATAACGGAGGTTTTTGGCCCTGGGCTTGATCCAAGAGACCAGAACATAATTGATTTGATCAACATAGCACTAGGCGATCAAACCCAAACAACTGATGTGGACAGCACATCGACCAGCGACAGCACATCAACCAGCGACTCGACCAGCGACAGCACATCAACCAGTGATTCCTCCGTTGGAGATACAACTGCTACAAGCGGTGACTCTTCAGCCACGGGCGGTAACGTTGGAGATACTTCAGCCACGGGCGGTAACGTTGGAGATACCACTGCTACGGGGGGTGCTGGGGGCGCAGGCGGTCAGGGCGGTCAGGCATCAGCAGCAGGGGGTGCAGGCGGTCAAGGTGGTCAGGCTGCAGGCGGTGCTGGCGGTATTGGACAGGGCGGTATTGGACAAGGCGGTGTTGGACAAGGCGGTGTTGGTCAGGGCGGTGCTGCGGAAGGCGGTAGCGTCGGAGATACCACGACAGGCAGTCAATCCATAGGCGACACGATTACCGATGTCGTAAACACATTCGTGCAAAATGCGCCGGACGTTGTTGGTGCAGCTATCAGAGATGAGATAGCCAGAAAATATCAAGCTGATCAGCTTAAAGCCGCTAGTGATGCTGAACTAGCATTGTTGCGCGATTTGATGGAAACGCGCGAGGATGTGTACGCACCGTTCTACTCGCTAGGCGGCGTTGCCCCTGGGCCAGATGGAATCTTCAACACCGCAGACGATATCACGTACCTAGATGAAACGTTGGACGAGTATCGTACAGCGATTAAAGAACCTTTCGATCCACGCATTGATTTGATGGACGAGCGAGGCACAGGCCAGCTTGTCGATCCTCAGCCTAACCAATTCAATATTGCTCAAATGGTTAGCGAAGTTGGTCGAGGGGCTTTACCTGATGCAATGTACTCCGATGTCAATCAAATTGATCCCTTCAATCCACAGGATGCAGGATTAAGATTCTTGCAAGACGAAGGCAGGCGAGCCATTGAAGCGAGTAGCGCGGCAGCAGGGCGCTTAAATTCGGGCGGAACACTACAAGAGTTACAGAATCAGGCCATTGGCACAGCCGCGCAATACGCTCAGAATCTCGCCAATATTGGTCAAACCCAAGACACGTCGAGACTGAGCCGAGATCAACAATACTACAATCAACTGCTAGGAAATCAGGAGCAACTCTTTGGTCAAGACCTTGAGCAATTGGCTGCAATGCAATTGGCTCAAGACGCTCAAGATCGTGTGCAACTGACTGCTGATACCGCTCGATTTGAAAGCGGTCAACAGATAGGGCTACAGAATTTCAATCAAG